TGAAAGTTGTTTCCGAGTTCAATTCTGGATTGAAAGATGCAGAAGGTAACGAAATCGAAAATGACTTCTCAATACGAGCAAGTTATTCATTCTAATAATAAAACAATAAACACGGAGGATTAACAATGAATGTTAAATCAATTTTCGGAACAATAGGTGATACACTAGGTGGTTTATTCGGTGTACTAACAGGTCTTGTAGGTGTAGGTATTATGTCTCAAGTAGTGTTTGGTACTGGCTGGATGGGCATTGATGTTGTTGGAAACATCAGTGGATTAGTTAACACATTCCTAACAGGTGGTGTTACTGGTTTACTTACACTTATCGTTCTTTTATCATTAATTGATAATAAGTAAGTGATTTAAATCACAAATAAAAAAGGGACTTGAAATATAGTCCCTTTTTTTTAAATTTAATTTTGAATATTCTTAGATATATATTATATTTATAGTAAACAACCCTAAAGGTTAAAATGGGAGAATAGTTACTATGAGTAAAACAAATCGTTCTCAAAAAAAGGTTTCACTTTCTGAATTAAATAATCATGCAATAACAAATAAACGGCAAGCTCTCAAGGATTTAAAAATGTTAAACTTTGATGAATTACAATATAAGAATCCAGCACAAAGAAGATTCTATGAAACTATATCAAAAAAAGATATAACATTTGGAATCGGTCCAGCTGGGTGTGGTAAAACATATTTATCTGTACATAGAGCTTTGAGAGAGTTAGGTGATAAAGATAATCAAATAGATGGTATTGTGATTGTTAAGCCATTGGTAGAAGCAGCTGGTGAAAAGATAGGATTCTTACCAGGTGATGTAGAAGAAAAAACAGCACCCTTTATGATGTCGTTTTACTACAATATGGAACAGATAATTGGTAAACAGAGAGTTCAAATACTCAAAGAAAGCAATACCATACAAGTAATACCATTAGCATTTATGAGAGGTATTACTCTAGCTAATAAATTTGTTATTTTAGATGAAGCACAGAACGCAACACCTGAACAAATCAAGATGTTCGTAACAAGAATAGGTGAAAATAGTAAATATATTATCACTGGTGATTTAGAACAATCTGATATACAAAAACACAAAAGTGGATTAGAGGATGCCATAAAAAGGTTCGCTGGTATCCATGGAGTAGGATTAGCATCATTTAAAGAAAAAGATGTTGTAAGACACTCACTTGTAAGACGATTACTGAAAAGATATAAACCAAATTTTAACATCATTGATGAAGTTTCAGCTGAAGATACTATATCAATGTGGATACACGAAAATGGTTTAGATACTTTAACAGAAACAGATGGTTCTGCTGATGTAAATTATCATTACAAAATAAAATAAAAAAAAGCTTGACTTATATGTCCAAGAAGTTGTATATTTAATAGTATATAATGGAGAACAATATGTTTAAAGATATTTATAATACGGTAGCATTAATATTACCTGCTGTAATAATTACTTATTTTGCTAGTAATTTAATAGATAGAAATTACGAGTTGATAGGTAATTTAAGACAACAAATAAACGAATTACAAGAAAATTGTGACTATAAATTATCAAATACAATTTCATATAAAGTCACGGTGACCACATATAACCCAACGAGAGCACAATGTGATGATACACCAAACATTACAGCTGATGGGACAAGATTTCATACTTGGAAAGCATCTTCATATAGATATGTTGCTTTATCAAGAGATTTGTTATCAAGATGGGGTGGTCCTTTTAACTACGGAGATTACATCGTAATCGAAGGAACTGGTGATAGAGATGGTGTATATCAAGTAAGAGACACAATGAATCCAAAATGGACAAATAGAGTGGATATTCTTACAACAAATAGTAGATTTAAATATAATAATATTACTATGTATAAATACGTTGACGAAGAATACTTAGTATATAATAATTAAAATAAGGAAGCACAAATATGAAATGTATGATGAGTGTGGATGGTTCTAACATCGTTAGGGTATCTGATGAAAAAGCAACAGAGTTATATCACGAAGGTTTTAGATATGTAGCTAAATCATTATGGAAAGAAAAAGTTCGTGATGTAGAAACAAAAGAAAAGGTTACTAAACCCCTGAAAAATAATAAGTTATCTAAAGCACAAAAGAGGCATTTAAGGAAAAATAAAAAGTGATTTGGAATAAATATGTTTTACTAACTATAATAACTTTTTTAGTTACAAATATCATAGTCTGGTACCAATTAAATGGTCAACTTGTTTGGGATTTTTGGAAGTCTACGAGAGGTGTAATAGTTTCTGTAATTTTAGCAATACCTGTAACTTTAGGTTTTTGGTTAGCAACTAAATGGGGCTATGAAGGATTGGGTAGTTTGTGGGCAGTACGATTTATGGGATTTGCAACATCGATGTTAATATTTCCATTTATGACATATTTTTATTTAAATGAAACTATTACAATGAAAACTTTTATAACTATAATATTATCTGTAATAATAATGATATTACAATTACTATAATATATAATATAATATATAATATAATATATAATATATACAATACTTAGGAGAATAAATGAAAAAATTAAATGAAATACAATTAAAAGAAAATTGGGATAAACTAATAAATTTAGTTTCAGAAGTATTTTCTGGTGAGAGAAAAGAAAAATTATTAAAAATGTATAATCACTTCGAAGAAAGAATGATGTTTGCTCCCGCTTCAGGGACTGCTCATTTTCATAATTGTTTCATAGGTGGTTATGTTGAGCATATTTTACACATTACAAAAATATCAAGAAGACTTTTCGAGATGTATAAAGAATTTGGAGCTCATATTGACTACACAGAAGAAGAGGTAATATTTGCAGCTTTACATCACGACTTGGGAAAAGTTGGTGACTTAGAAAATGATTACTATGTACCGAATGATTCAAAATGGCACATCGAGAATCAAGGTAAATATTACAAGAGGGGTAAAGAATTAAATTTTATGACCGTCACAGATAGAGCAATTTATTTGTTAAATCATTTTGGTTTAAAAATGTCAGAGAATGAATATTTAGCTCTGAGACTAACAGATGGCATGTATGAAGAGGCCAACAAAACATATTTGATGCAATATTTAGAAGAAAACAAAGTTAAATCTAATATTTCAATTTTATTACATCAGGCTGATATGTTAGCTTCTAGAATTGAATATGAAAACTGGAAATATCAGGATGAAAAAACACAGCCTGCTCCAGTTAAGATTGTTAAAAAAACAGAACAAGTTAAAGTTGATAGTATGAAAAAAGCTTTTGATGACTTGTTCACAAACTAGGAGAAAATATGTGGTGGTTCTTTTTTATAATATTTATGTTAATTAGCTTATTTTCTTCAGTATCCTTATTTTATGCTTTAAAGCGAATAAATCAATATGAGAATATGTTAATAGATTTTGAAAAAATAATAAATTTTTCTTCAGAGAAAATGAAACAAGTTGATTCTAAAGGACATTATGAATCAGATGATGAGACTGGTTTTTTCTTTGAACAATTAAAACAACTACAAGCATCTTTAGATGAGATATTTGTAAAGGAAGAGGTAACTAAATAATGGGTAGAAAGAAAACAAAAAACTATTATTGGACAGAAGACACAGAATACGCTATAATAAAATACAATAGTGGTGAGTTAGATGAAAGTCAAAAAAATAAATTATATAAAGATGAAATAGAATATCCATTTAATAAACTATCTGAAAATATAATAAATACATTTAAATTTACTTACTTTGATGATGTTTTCAAGGATGTACAGCACGAAGTTGTAGTTTTTTTAATTATGAACATGCACAAATATGACCATACAAAAGGTTCTAAGGCGTTCAGTTATTTTTCTGTTGTTGCTAAAAATTATTTAATTTTAAATAATAATGCAAATTATAAAAAATATAAATCTCACGATTCTATTGACGCTGCTAGAGCACTTGCTAGTCATCCAGTAAATGAAGACCCAATAATTATTTTAGAGGAATCTATAAAATATTTTGAAGATAAAACTCCTGAAATTTTTTCAAAACATAGAGATAGAATGATTGCTTATGCTATAATTGATTTAATGAAGGCTAGAAATACAATAGAGGATTTTAATAAAAAAGCTATTTATATATTGTTAAGAGAAATGACAAATGTAGAAACATCTCAAATCACAAAAGTATTAAATGTCCTAAGAAAACATATGAAAACATTAAGAAATAATTTCCATACAAGGGGCTCAGTATTCCCAAAATCAAATATAGATAAATTTTCTTAAAAAAGTATATTTATTCATATAGGAGAAATATTATGGATAAAAATAAAATATTTGACGGTAAATCTTTTGAAGACTTAACAAAAGATATTTATGAAAACCAACAAAACAAAAAACTTCAATTAGACCTTCTTATCCAAGAAGTCCATGGAATGATTCAAACACTAGACGATGCAGTCTTAGTTACTCCAATGATAAAAGAATTATTCGAAGTATCAGTAAAAAATGATGAACATCTTGTAAAACTTGCAAGTGTTTGGCAAAGAATCATATCAAAAAATTCTAGTAGTTCAGAAGATAGTATGTTACTTTCTGAATCTGAAAAGGAAGATTTGATTAATGCTCTCCAAGATGATGTTAATGAAATTCAACAAAGAAGTGATGAGATTAAAATTATGAAAGAAAAAAAAGGTATTGTTAATTAAATGAGTATAATAGATAGACCTAATCAAATAGATGGTAAACAACATATTCTCGATAGTCCAGGTATAAAACAAGATTTCTTTCAATTTTTACCAGCTAAAGTGATAGGTGTCGCTAATTGTGCAGAGTCATTAATTTCTAAACCTTCAAATGCTTATAATAGTAATCAAATTCAAGTTTCTATATCTCTATGGAGCACAGATTTAAATTGGAGTGCATCAGACTTGAGAAAAGTTAAACCTTTATTTAGAGGATTCTCAGATAGTGTGACAATTGGGGAATCTGTTTTAGTGACAGAAATAGGAGGGCAATTATTTTATTTAGGTCCTATAAATTTAGAAAATAATCCTTCAGTAAATTATGACACCTTGAGTTCTGGAAATTTTGATGAAGATTTTCAAGGTACTGATTCCTTTGACACATCAGCTACGTTTCCACCTAATATTTAAATAAAAATTTTAAACCAGAATTAGATGACCCTCAAGAATCTATTGAAAGAATAAGTCACCCTGAAACTGGAAGAGAAGTATTTAGTGATTTATTTACTGATGTTACATTTGAGGGTAGATTTGGAAATAGTATACGGTTAGGTGCTAGAAATATAAATCCATTAATGATATTTTCTAATGGTAGAAACGAATCTCAAATTGAAGAAAGTGTAAATGATGGTTCTATACTAGCTATGTTTGAACAAGGCACTATTTCTCAGCATTTTCCATTTGAAACTCTAGATGGTTCTGAATATACTTTCAAATTTGCAGATGAGGAAGTAGAAACACCATTAAACACAATCAGAACTACATTTTTATCCAGTCTAGGTAGAGGTAATGGCTTAGAAGGGGAAGATGATGAAGATATTGACACTACTATTTATGGATACGAGTCTCCTCAAACACTTCTAAATTCTGATAGAGTTATGATTAATGCTAAAAGAGATAATTTATTCTTATCAGCCTTCCAACATATACATTTAGGTTCTGGTAATTCTATGACATTTTCAACTAGTAACAACACACTTTTTAATGTTGCTAATTCATTTGTAGTTAACTCACCAGAAATAAAATTAGGTTCTCAGATTGATGATGAGACAGAACCCTTAGTACTAGGTGATACATTAGTAGAAAAATTAACAGAGATATGTGACCACTTAACTCAATTATGTACTGATATTTCAAGTATGACTCACCCAACACCAGCTGGTCCATCTGGTCCCCCTGTTAATGCTGCAGCTTTTAGTAGCCTTTCCTCTACAATAGGTCAAACTAAAGGAGCTTTAGAAGAGATATTAAGCAGTAGAAACAGGACATCATAATGCCATTAAATGTTAATAAATTAAAAAATGAACTTATAAAAGTGTGTGACAGAGCTGCAAGTGGAGAAGAAGTTAGTTTTGTTGAAATGGCTGACGCTGTAGAAATATATGCAATGGATTTACAATATCCACCACCGGCTGGAGTCTCATCAGGAATTGCATCTATGAAATCACTTTTAAAAAGTATAACATTTCAAATGGGTCCTAGTGCTCCAGCAATAATTGGTACTGCATTTATACAATTAGGAGTTGCAATATCTTCTTCTGTACCTATAGGAGGTAGTTTAGTTTTCCCTACTTTACCACCAATTGGTCCACCTAATTTAGCAGCTGCTTTTGCACAACCACAAGATGCAGAAACTTTTGCTACTAATTTTTCTACCATAGTGGACACTTGGATGAGGACCGGACAATATGACTCATTTGGTATACCTGCAGCAGGAACTACACCACCTATTCCTGTACCTACTCCTTGGATGTAATTAAAATAAACAAAAATCTCAAATTTTTATATTTATATATGAATAGGTTTATATTATAGGAGGCCGTATGAAAAAATCAAATGTAAGAACGATAATAAGACAGATAGTTAGGGAAGAAGTTGCAATGGCTATCAAGGAAGTGATAACTGAATTGAAACAACCATCTCAGCAAGTTTCTAAACAAGTTCCAAAACAGCAAAAAAAATCTAAGATTGTTGAAAAAAAACAATTTTCATCTAATAATGTCATTAATGATATTTTAAATGAGACGGCACAGAAACCTGAAGATTGGAGTAGTTTAGGTGGGGGAACTTTTGATTCAAGTAGAATGGATGAAATTATGTCTAAACAATATGAAGGTGTTGGCCAACAAAACTCAGCTGCACATTTAGCTGCATCTGTTGGAGCTAACCCATCTAACCCTCCTGATTTTTTAACTAAAAACTATAGTGCTGTGTTACAGGCTATGGATAAAAAAGCAAAACAAACTAGGGGTTAATAAATGGCATTTGTAATAGAACAAGATACTTTTAATGCACCAGATGAATACACAGAACAATATGTTGGATTTAGATTACCTTTTAGTTTTGGTAAAATAGATAGTGTATTACACGACAATACGTTAGATTCTGTTACAGATAATTTAGAAAATTTATTTAATACAGAACCAGGAGAACGTATATTTCATCCTAATTTAGGTGTAAGTTTTAGAAGTCTCCTGTTTGAACAAATTGACTTTGATGAAAACGATTTTCAAGCAGTTGTTCAAGAACAGATAGAAATGCAAGTCAAAAAATGGATGCCCTTTTTAAATGTGAGTGGCGTAAGTATAACAAAACAAACAGATAGTAACCAATATACAATAAAAGTAGATTTTCATTTTAAAAACAATGCCAAAGTTGCTAGTTCAGTTGAAATCTCTACAACGGGAGCTTATTAATGGCTAAAAATAATTATCAAAGTAATTATAATCCACAAATAACTAATTATCTTTCTAGAGATTTTAATTCATTGAAACAATCTTTAATACAATATACTAAAACATACTTTCCTGATGTTTATAAAGATTTTAATGAAACATCTCCAGGTATGATGTTGTTAGAATTAAATGCATATGTTGGAGATGTATTAAATTATTATGTTGATGATTCTTTTAAAGAAATGATTTTACCTTTAACTGAAGATAGAAGAAATATTATAAATTTATCAAAAACTACTGGTTATAAACCGAGACCAATTGTACCAAGTTTTGCTGATGTAACATTTACCTTGACGGTAGATGCAAACACTACAGATGTAAACAATATAACTCCAGATAGTAGTCAATTTTTAGTTATCGAACCTGGTGTTAAATTGTCATCGACTTCTAATAGTGATGTATTTTTTGAAACTATAGAACCAATTGACTTTACAATAAGTGCATCAGCTAGTGAAACATTTAAAATTGAATCAATAAATAGTTCAACAGGACTAATCGAAAAATTTTCAGCAACTAGAAAAGTAAAAGCAGTTTCTGGAGAGACAAAAACTATAACCGTACAAGTAGGCACACCAGAACAATTTAGAAAAATTGTTTTACCTGAAAGTAATGTTATTGAAGTTATTAATGTTACTGATTCAAATAATAATGTATGGTATGAAGTTGACTATTTAGCACAAGAAAATGTACCTTTATCTACTTATTATGCACAAGACCCAAATAGAGTTTCAGCATATACTGATAGTAATGACTCTTCTTTACCAGTACCATATAGTTTATCTTTTATAAAGTCTACTAAAAGATTCGTTACAGAAGTTCAAGAAGATAACAAAACTGCATTAGTTTTCGGAAATGGTATTAGAAAAGATGGTAATGTATTTGAAACTACATTTTTAGATATTGAACAAGAAGGTATAACACTACCAAAAACTAATTTTTCTCCGGAACCATTGAATACACGAGTAGGACAATTTTATGCATCTCTCGGAGAAACTCCAAACAATACAGCTTTAACTATAAAATATAGAATAGGAGGGGGGGCGGCATCTAATTTACCGGCAAATGATTTAGTTTCATTTACTAATGCAACTCTTTTAGTTGGTAGTTCTACTACTAATCTCACTGCCACTAATGAATCTCCAGCTTTAGGTGGAAGAGAAGCAGATTCTATAGAAGAAATAAGACAAAATTCTATAGCTACATTTGCTTCACAACAAAGATGTGTGACGAAAGAAGATTATGAGGCAAGAATTATTTCCATGTTACCAAGATATGGTAGTATTGCAAAAGTTTATTGTACTACGGGTAGAGAATTATATCAACAAGATAATTTAAATATTGTAACTAAATTACAAGATTTATTAGATGACATTTTAGTAAAAGCTTTAAATGCAGGAGAATCAGCAGGATTCTCAGACTCAGAAGATTTAAAGAGTGTTGATTTATCTAGTTTATTACCTCAATTGAAATCTGGTGGTGGGGATATTTTTATAGACCAGGATAGAAGAGATTTGATTGGTCTTTTTGACCAATTGAAATCATTTACTAGTACTAATCAAAACATACCTACAATTGATGTATATATTCTTTCTTATGACTTTGATGGCAATTTAATCAAACCAACAGCTTTAATTAATCAAAATATAAAAAACTTTTTATCTCAATTTAGACTACTAACAGATAAGGTAAGAATATTACCGGGTTATGTAATAAATTTTGGTGTTTTATTTGATGTATTAGCATTTCCTAATTTTGATAAAAACATAATAAAAACTAAATGTATAGAAAAAATTAAAGAGCATTTTGATATCAAAACAATGCAATTCAAAGAAACATTATATACAACTGAAGTAACTAGTTTGTTGTCTCAGATAGAAGGTGTTAGAGCTGTAAATGATGTTATTTTTACTCAAGATAAAGATTTTGGATTATCAGATGATGCACCAGATACTTTTTCTGATTTTTTATATAGTAAATCTGTAAATATTGACGGGGAAGAAATAACACTTAATGACAGAAAATATGGTTATAGATATAATTTTAAACAATTTTTTGATATACAACAAGCACCCCAAGGGAGAGGTGTTGTTCTACCATCAGTAGACCCAAGTGTTTTTGAAATAAAAAATATGAATACTGATATAAAAGGGGTAGTTAGATAATGTGTATTAAATATACTAAAAACTTAAAAAAACAATATTTATATATGAAAACATATATAGACTTCTAAAAAGTAATGGAGATTTTTGATGTCAAATTTAAACAATAAGGTAATATCCAGTAATTTTCAACGACTCTTACAAATTTCGGAGAGTTCAGCAGTTTCAGATGGAACCGGTTCAGCTTTTGCTCTTAGACTGAGTGGTTCTTCTAATGTAGGTATCAATCACGACCCTGTTCCAGGATTTTCACTATTTGTAGATGGAGCAATATCAGCTTCAACATTAAGTGTTAACCCAGGAACAATTTTTCTTGGCACTATAACAATGTCACAAAATAATGATGGTGG